GCGCCGCCTTTCTTTTTAACGTTTAATTCTAATGCCTCAGAACTTAATAAACCTGCACCAATAGCACCTATTCCTGCGAGCAAGTCTGCTTCTTTAGACCTAGCTGGGTCAAATGCGGCAAACCTAGATCTAATCCTAGATGGATCAATAATTGCATAAATGTCTGTTAACTCATTATACGCTTTTTGACCTGGATCATAAGTCTGTTTCATAATTACCCCAGGTTTTTTTTGAAGCATTGCCTCTTTAATCAATTCATTATAACTTTCATCTCTATATCTAGACCCTTTAAAATCTTTGACGTTCATTCCTTCCGTTCTAATCATTAAAGGCATCACATTGGCACCCTGCGGAATTCCCGAGGCATAATATTCAGCATCTGCTGACATTACTTTTGCAAAAGCATCATTGAGTTCAGATAACGCTTTAGGGTCTTTTTGAAACTCAGGCATTGATTCCCAGCCACCTTCATTGCTTGCCCTATACAACTTTCCTAATTCTGGATCTTTCTTATCTATTCTTGCGGCTATTTTTTTATATTCATCAACAGTTTCCCACAAAACGCTACCATCATTTGCTTTTTCAAATTTATCCCACAGTTGCTTTTGATTTATAGCCGAAGGGATTTTTGCAAGAGCTTTCTCATAAGCCTCTTGTCTAACAGCTTTTCTAGCAAGCATTGCTGACTCTTCTCTAAAGTCTCCAAGAGGTGGTCGATTTGAATAAAAATCCTGTTGAACCCCATACTTATTTAAGACATTTCCAAAATTCTTTTCTGCCTCAAACCTTTGATCAGAAATTTTTGTCAACAAACTTCTGTTGTCATGCACAGCATTTTCGAGTTTTTCGGTTAACTCCTGAACCTTATTCCAATCCCTTGCTTTTTCCGCAAAAGCCAATTCTCTTTGTATTGCGCTTATCTCTCTACCTTCTCCTAAGAGAGAATACCCAACAGCAACTTGAGGTTTAGAAGCCGCAAAGTCAGCGCGTTTTGCTGAAGGAGCCCCAGTTGTTGAACCTCTAAATGCTTTATCAAAATTCTTTATATCGCCAGTTGTACCGTGATAAGCAGGTACATAACCCATTGCTATTGCTCGATCCATTGCTGTGTTGTTTTCAGGAAGTCCAAGCATCTTGACGGCGTTTTGTCTCGCAATCTCTAAAGCGCTGTCTCTTGGCGCAACTTTCAACCCTCTTTGGACAGCCATACTGACGCCAGGAATTTGCCCAGCCTTGGCCGCTGCCGCGCTGGCGGCGAACGGCGTCATGGCTCCGAACATCTGCCCCGCCACGCTCGCCTGCTCGCCAATGTCCCGCGCTGTCTGCATTCCAGCAGCCTCGGGGTCCATAACTGAAAACCGCCTCGGAGCGCCCGTAAACCCCCCCAGAAATTCGCCAATCGTCGATGGCTGGCCATAGCCCTTCAGGCTACTCACGCCGCGCTTGCCACCCTCTGATCGATTTAAAGCGGCAAGCGGTGAGATTTTATTATTGGCCATTTAAATCAGTGTTTAGTGTACAAACTTTAAAATAATCCGAATACTCAGCAAATGAATCAAATGATTTAAACCATTTGCTAGATTTAATGATACGCGCCATTCTGAAAAACAGCGATTCTGTATTGAAAGCAGATGCGTTCTCTACGGTTGAAAGAAGGCAGAACTCGGCGAGCATTTGAAACGTCGACTCTTCAGTGCGCTTGTGTTTGTGTTCAGGCAGGTTATCCTCACGCGGTTTGGACAATACCACAGTCTGCGGGCGCAACCACAGATAGTTATTTACCGCATAAACATCATCCGATAGCAGCGCAACCCTTTCGGGTTGAGTTTCAACAAAAGCCCGCAGCTTGTCAAGCTCCCAGAGGCGGTCAGTGCCGCGAACATGCACAACAGGCAACCCCTGAGATTGATTCAAAAGAAATCTAAATTTCTCATCAACGGCTTTGGCTGTTTCGGGAGTAAACCTCAAGTGATTTTGCAGATCGTTCACGTCCCAACGACGAAACCCCATCCCCGGATGAACTATTATTTTTATGTCAGTATCGGGAAACGTTATGTCAGGCTCTTTAATATCGTAAACCCAAAGCCCCGGATTGACATCGAGCAAATGCTCAAACACTCCTGGATGAACTTGGCCAGAGGAAAAGGCCGGGGCCTTGGAAACGTAGGGCAGGTTGACCAACTGGAAATAATGTTCAAACCCACCAGGCCAAGCAGGGTCTCCCTGCCAATTGACAAACAAAATCCGGTTGCGCGTTCTGGCCAACCAGATGCAGTAACTCAAGCATTGCAGCCGGTCGCCTAGCCCCTCACTCCCGAGCGACACTATATATCTAAAAAGATTGCTATCTTTCATGGATTTAAATTGAATAGGGGTTCACCCTCTCCTGTCCAGCATCGGCATAGTCCTCATCCTCAATCTCCTGCTTGGTCGGGAAGTCTATCCTGATCCAGCCGGCATCACGCAAGTAGCGCAGCGCCTGGGAGAGTGCATCCACATAGTCGTCTCGAGTTGCCTCGGGAAATGAGCACACCTGTGTCAGCATAGTCTCAGCCCAATCGCGAACCTGTCCTGCCCTGGCCAGGCTCTCTGGAATATACACCCTTCCCGCCCGGATGATGTTTGAGACGACATTGAGCCGCTGCACCTTGTCCGCATGGCCAGGATTGTATGCCCGCACCGGAACGTGCGCACGCTGCAGATCCTGGATCAGGACAATCCCCGAGGCTTTGTCCTCAACCAACACCAGATCTACCCGCTTGGCATGCTCGCCCTCGCCGAAGATTGTCTCGTACTCCTCGATGACCTTAGGCTTGAGATCGGGATATTGCAGGCGATCTTCCCAGCAGTCAATGATCAGCACTGACATGGGCGCGTCTTCGGGCTTGAATACTCCAAACGTGATGCTTGCGGTGGGGTCGTTGTATGTTTTCTCAGTGAATGCGCAATCGTAGCTTTGGATAATAAACTCAAACCTGGGCAGTGGTTTCCTAGCCGGCCAGAGTTTAAACCAGTCGCGCTTGACGATTCCCGATTCTTCGGGGTCGATTATTTCGGCATAGATTTCCTGGCGGCCCAGTGACGTGCCCTCATATTGCAGAATTTGCTGCTGGAAATTCTTGCTGAGGTTTGCCAGATTGCTATGGGTTGAGGCGGTGGTCAGCGCCAGGTCGTCGCCATCTCGAGCCAGCAGTTCGAGTATTAATGCCTTGGGTCTTGGTGTGGTGGTAATTAATATTCGTGTTGGCATATCGGGCAGTTTGAGGCGCATGCCGAATTGAATCTGATCCCACGCCTCCTGAATATATTCCCAAGCCGCTAGCTCATCGCACCATCCATAATTGAACTGCGGACCCCGGAAGCGCTCGGGTTCGCTGGCGGGTATTCCTTTAATAAGCGAGCCGTTGATCAGCCGCAATTCATGGAGTGCTTTATTATAATCGGAAACAAGGCATTCTGGTATAACATTAAGTAATCCCGAATCGCCTTCGAAACAGGTGCCGCGCACGTCGGCCGAGGTGGGAGCAGCGACCAGGCCTCTTGTCTTTGGATAATTCCACGCCCACCAGGCGATTTGTTCGGCTGCAGCGCGGGTTTTTCCTGCGCCTCGGCCGGCGAGCAGCATCCAGATACTCCAGTCTCCGGCTGGGATAATCTGGTGTTTATGTGCCCTGGAGAGCCACATCATTCTCCAGGCCCAGGCCGCGGCTTTATCTGCGGGGAGTTTTTTATATTGCTCCCGAATCGCTGGATCTTTGAGCAGCGATTCTAAATCATTCTTCCCCATTTTGGCGCTTGAGTTCCAGGTTTTTCAAAAGCGCGTCGAATATTGCGACATCGGCCTGGATGGCCACGGGATTATCGGAATCTCCGGCCATGGTTACCCGATCACCATAACGCTTTGGATTCCATTTTGCGAGCAGTTTAATTCTCTGTTCCACTCTATTTTTCTGCCACGCCACATAAGCGGGATCGTAGCGCGTTCCATTATCGCTGATTATTTTCTCTGGTTCTTTATCAATAATCTCGAGGCAATCTTCTGCGATTGCTTCCTGTCCCAATTCTCTAGCCTTTGCGATGCGTATCGAAAAATCTTCGTGTTTTATAATCCACTGATAAATAACGGTCCAAATTGGAATATGTGGATCGCGGCATATTTGCCGCAATGGTTCGCCGTCGCTCAGGCGACGAACGATTTCGTCGGCCAGTTCGGGCGTATACCGCGATGGTCTTCCTCTTCCGCGCTTTTCCAAAGTAAAAACCCCCGTTTTTGACGGGGGTCATCTTACACGTTTATTTGTGATTGTCAATCATCATACGAGTCGAACGAGGTATCGTACAGGTATTTCTCCATTTTTTCCACAATTGCCTCCTGAACCTCATCTTCGTCGATGAGATCTTGATCGCCGTCGATGAGCTCCCATTCGGCCCAGCCGCCTTCCTCGGGGTAGCAGAACTCTGGTGGGCCGGAGGTGCGGCCCTCGAGGATGGGTTCGTAATGAATTATTGAGACGACTACTGTTTGCTCTTTGAGGTGTAGTGTGAGGTTCATGATGTGTTCCTAAGGTGTGTTTTGGTTAAGAATTAAATTAAGCGCGACGTGGGCGCTCGATAACGGTTTGTTTAACGCCATTGCGTGTGCCGCATTCTTTAACGGTAGCTTTAACTTTAACGGTTTCTCCTTCGATGTAGGTCATTGCGTTGCTTGTGCCGCGATAAATTACAACATTGCGATCAGCATCTTCAAGAATCAATAAAAAAGATACATTGTTGTCATAGTAACCGTAAGACGGGCGCTCGATTTCGATGCATTTTTTTAGTGTCAACTCGACAACAATTTTTTCGCCTACTTCGCCGAGCCAGGTGCGCTGGGCATTCAGGGCGGCCTCTTTTGAGGCCCACTCTGCTTTTTTTGCTGCACGGTCGGCGATCACTCTGCGAACTGCTTCAACCTGTTTCTCCGTCAACTTCCCGTAGGTGTCGTAGGCTTTTGCCAAAGAGCCAAAGAAATTCTCGGAATAGGTGGGGCGATCATTGCGATCATCATCAATGATCCGTCCCCAGGCTATTGTTGCCTCGATGATTTCATGGTCCGAGTATCGCGAGCGGAATGTTTTGCGTGCATTTGCAAGAATTGCACTATTCCTTCCTTTCTCATAGGCCGATTCGTTGCGGATGACTGTTGCTTGTTTCATGATGACCTCCTGTGTTGGTGATTCGGATTACACCATGCATTTTTTGGCTTGTGTGGCCCAACCTCATCATTTCAGACCAGTGGTCAACTACAGCAGACAGACGGTCATGAGGCAACAGGGGCGGTGAGGAGGTTGCGCACTTCCTGCCGCACTTCCTGGCTGACTGCGTAGCCGAGGTCGTCGGGGTCGAGCAGCCGCTGCAGCAGGGCGACCATGGCGCGGTTTTGTTCGGCCAAAAGGATGAGCGAAAGGTGGATGCCTCTCAAATCCACCAGAAGCTCGTTGATTCGATTTTCGAAGTAGGCCTGTAGGTCATCCCTACCCAGGCCATTTAAAGCCTCCTGGAGCCCTTCTGACGCGTTTAAACGGGTATTCATGCCCATGCCTCCAAATTTTTCACTAAAAACCCATGCAGCTTCGGCCGATGGTTCCTCAACAGCCTGGCGTCTGCCCCCCGGCTGGTGAGCCGTTGTCCGCGTTTGTCCCAGGACAGCCAGTAGTTGGCCTTGGACTCGACGAAATTCTTGGCGAGCAGCTTGACCGCTAGGTATCTGCCGGCCGGGTCATTGTCCCGCACGAACACGCTCCACTCCGACCCGTACAGCTCGCGCAGATCGAACAGTTGCTCCCAGTCGTCAGAAACAATCGCGTTGCCCTTATACCTCATGTGATTCTCCAAAGTTTTATAACTTTTCTAAAGCTCATGATCATTGTACCCCCTGGTCTCGATCTTTCCTACGCTGTCAACAGCCCCGCATCATGACAGTGGGTCGGGACAAGGACACCCCTTTTTAATATAAGGGGGTGTGTCCCATTGTCCCACCCCCATGTCTATGCCTTGCCCCGAGGACATTTGTCCCACTTTTTCTGTCCTGTCCCGTTTGTCCCAGGGACAACCTGGGACTCTAATTTTCACCCTTTCGGACCATCAAAGTTGCTGCTGTAGCACCATCAGAGACCACCCAGCCCTGTTCGCTTGCAACAATAATTTGAGAGTTTAGTAAATTGTAAATGAGTCTTCCTTTTTTACTTTCCTGCGCATAAGTTTTTGCTGTTGATTCAGTTAGACCTTCATTTGTTATCAAATATTCAATCAATTTTGTGCGTGACAGATAGGGCATTTTTTCACGACTTTCAGCACCGGCATGCCACCATGCATTTGTGAATTTGCGGATATCTTTCTGGATATCGGATTCTTTTTTTGGTTTTTGCTCAGGCGCATTTTCTTCGATCACAAACACTGCGCCTTTGATTCTTTCACCTTCATCATCAACCCATGCAAGTGGTATACGTTCGAGCTTTCCGTAAATAGGCTTTGGATGCTCGGCATCTTTCATCTTTGTACACACAATTTCAATCGCATCATCATTTTTTGAGACCAGGATTGATGCATCCAAAGAAGCTCTCCATGCGCTTGATCCCCTGGCCCGCGTCTTTGACTCGACTGCATGGCCCGTGTGGTGATTCAGACACACAGTAGAACTCAAGGCCCGCGCAACAATCTGACAGGCGCTCAGCATCGTCCGAGTATCGCGAGCGGAATTTTCATCGCCTGCCATGTGGTTGTTGACGGTATCTACAACGATCAACGAAATATCGTGATGCGTTAGCTCCCGGATTGCATTGATGATTTGCGCCGCTGCAGATGGGCTATCCAGATCAATGGCTTTATTTGAGATCAACAACTGATCAAGCTGTTCTACACCGTGATGCTGACACCAGGAAGCCACCCGCTGACGCATTCCAAAGTTTCCCTCGCCGGCCAGATAGGCGACAACCCCCGAGCGTGTTTTGTGACCATGCCAATCCAGCCCTGCAGCCACATGGCACGCAATATCAAGCGTGATGAAGGTTTTGCCGCTGCCCGATTCGCCATAGACCATGCATAGGCCATCAGCCGGAATCCAGTGACGCACCAACCACCGCAAAGGCGCGGGCTGATCAAGGTATGCCGTCGCCCGGGTGAAAAAGTAGGCCTGTGACTGCGCCCGGGCGGCGCTCAGGATCGCCTCGGCGGCGTCGGTTCCAAGTGCCGCATTCGCCGCAACGTCGGCCTCTGGCTCGTACCTGCTGACGCTGCGAACGATCTGCGACACTTCGGAACTTGGCAATGGAATCTCGCAGCGCGTTTCGTTCGCAATGGCAAGCGCCGCAAGGATCTCGGCCTCGGTCATCCCATGCCGCCGCATGGCCCCAGCCAACGCTGTCAACCCGCTGTTCCTTGCACCCTGCGCGAGCACACCACTCGACGAGACCTGCCGGGCCCCGGGAGCGCGTTTGGCCTGGTAGGCGGCCAACCAGGAGGGCGGCAGCGGAGCGGGCGCTACACCCTCAAAAACATCGCTGCTCGCCTCCCACTGATACGATCTACCGTCGATTGTCGAGGGATAAACCAGGAAATATCGACCGTCTGACAGCAAATCTACGCCGTCTGTCAGCTTACATGACCGCACGTCGGAATGATACTGCGCCAGGAAATGCGCCCCACCGCCCGCGGTGATCTGCATCGCACCATGGTCCAATGGCCCATGTTCGTTGGCCCAGGCAGCCCAGGAATCCTCCCCGCCATTTCGAGGATCAATATCAAAAACAATGAGTTGCGAGCATGATCCTGCTGCTATGCCCAGGTTGTAGTTGGGGTTTTGTGTCCACCACCTGGTGATCTGCGCCTGGTCGGTGGTGGCGTCTTTGATCCCGTGCGGCGAGGCCGGGGCTTTGGCATTCGGCAACACCGGCAGGACGTGCCAGCCCCAGGACGCATAGGTGAGTGCCGCCTCAAGCCTTGTCATGCAAAAGTCCCTCAAGATAGTCGCTTAAAGCCTTGATTACACGGTAAGTTGGGTTGGCATCTTTGTTGTCTCGAATGGCAAGAATCGTGTTGATATGCAAGCCACACGCCTCGGCCACTCGCCCTGGCCGACGGTCCTGCAGCCGTCGTCGGATCTCATCTAGTGTCAGCATCTCACGCTCCGTTGAAAAAATTTCACAGACAGGTGTTGACAGGGTATCAAAACCCGGGTACGATTTCAACTGTCGCCCAACCGGATGGTCCGACCGGGTGACTTACAAGGAGA